GTAATCGGCAACAATCACATGGACTATGTGATCGCAAACTACGCTTCAGGCGCTAATCAGATCACTTACACAGCAGGAGCAGACGCTGCTGATGAGAAACTCGATGAAGCTATCAGCAAACTTGACGGCGACGCAACAGGAATCATTCTTGCACCAGCTTACAGAGACGACATTGCCGCTCTCGATGTAAACGGCGCAAGAAAGTATCCTGAGTTTGCATGGGGCCAGACTCCTAACACTCTTGGCGGAGTTGGTGTTGACTCTAACAAGACCGTTTCCGCAAACAGCTCTGATGACCTTGCTTTCGTTATCGACGGCAACACAATCAAGTGGGGCTTTGCTAAAGAAGTTCCTCTTGAGGTTATCGAGTATGGTGATCCTGATGGTGCTGGTAGAGACCTTAAGCAGTACAACGAAGTTCTTCTTCGTTCAGAGGCTTACATCGGATGGGGCTTCCTTGATGCCGCAGGTCTTGCACAGGTAGTTCAGCCCTAATCCGAGCGCTTCGCTTAGTGGACTGACTATCGGAGCATTGACGATTACTCCTACATTCGATGCGGATGTATTAGAGTATTCAGTCGCTACAACAAACGCTTCTAACAAGGTAACTGCTACAACCGACATCGCAGACGCAACCATAACGATCATGCTGGGTGAGACCGAGATCGAAAATGAGTCATCTGCTGCCTGGGAAGAGGGCGAAAACACTCTGACAATTACCGTGGAAGCGGACGGCTATGAGACAGTAACCTACACAGTTACAGTCACAAAGTCCTGATAGCAAAGGGCGCGTGAGTTAATACGACTTGCGCGCCTTATTTATTAGTGAGGTAAGAAGAATGAGCGATTTTGCAACGATAGACGATATTACGGCATTGTTCAGACCTCTTTCAAACGAAGAGCAGACAAGGGCGGCGGCGCTTTTGCCTGTAGTGTCAGACATGCTGAGATATGAAGCGAATAAAGTCGGCAAAGACCTTGACGCGATGATCGCGGAAAATACAGTGCTTGCAAACGTAGCAAAGTCGGTCACTGTCGACATAGTTTCAAGGACCTTGCTTACTTCGACTACTGACGAACCTATGACGCAGATGAGTCAATCAGCGCTTGGATATACGGTGTCAGGATCTTATTTGAGTCCGGGCGGCGGAATATTTATTAAGCGTAGCGAACTTTCGCGACTTGGCCTTAAGCGTCAGCAGATAGGAGGCATTGAACTGTATGAAAAAGCTCAAGGGAATTAGTGTCTATCTCATGGTATCAACTCAGACAGATACAGACCCTTTTGGAGCTCCAATCATCACAGAGCAGCCTGTCGAAGTCGAAAACGTACTTGTGGGAGAACCTACAAGCGACGATATCGTTAATGACCTCAACCTTTACGGAAAGAGGCTCGCATATACTCTTGCTATTCCAAAAGGCGACACTCACCATTGGGAAGACGCGCAGGTGTCTTTCTTTGGTGAAACGTTTAAGGCTTACGGCCCCGTCACGCAGGGCATAGAAGATCTCATTCCGCTTTCATGGAACAAGAAGATACATGTTGAAAAGATATCATGAGTAAGAAGGTCACTCTTAAATTAAACTCTAAAGGCATCCAGGAGATGCTTAAGAGTCCCGAAATGCAAACTCTATTAAATGAACGAGCTACTGCGATAGCAAATAGAGCTGGCGACGGGTACGAAGTCAGCGTTCATGTCGGAAAGACAAGAGCAAACGCTTCTGTTTATACGACTGACGCGAAGGTTATGCGTGACAACTTAAAGAACAATACTCTGCTAAAGGCGGTGAAGTGATGTTAGAAGTTATCTTGAAAGATTTTCTTGAGGATGAATTAAACATTCCCGTATTTCTTGAACTACCCGTCAATCCTCAGTTTCCATTGATCGTTATAGAGAAGACCGGATCGTCCGAGAATGAGCATATCTACTCTGCGACCTTCGCTATTCAGTCTTATGATGAGTCTTTATATAAGGCCGCAACTCTTAACGAGTCTGTAAAGACAGCTATGGAGAGCTTCGTTAATGAGGAGGAGATAGCAAGCTGCCGCCTTAACAGTGATTACAACTTCACTGATACGCAGAGCAAACGCTACAGATACCAAGCTGTATACGATATTACAGCACTATAAAGGAGGAATTAAAATGGGCGCAAGTAATGTTACAGTCGGCAAGCCAAAAGTCGGCGGTGCCGTTCATAGAGCACCACTTAATACCACTCTTCCTACAGATACAACTACCGCACTTGACGCAGCGTTCAAAGACCTTGGTTATATCTCAGAAGATGGTCTTGTAAACACAAACAGTCCTGAAACGGAGAACATTAAAGCATGGGGCGGCGATATCGTGCTTAATACTCAGACAGAGAAAGCTGACACATTCAAGATGACCTTTATTGAGGCTCTTAATGAAGATGTTATTAAGGCTGTTTACAATTCAGCCAACGTCACAGGAGCACTTGCTACAGGGTTAACCGTTAAGGCTAACGCTGATCCGGCAGAACAGGCTTCATGGGTATTTGACATGGTGCTTAGAGGTAATGTTGCTAAAAGAATCGTTGTTCCTAACGGAGCAATTTCTGAGATCGGTGACATCGTATATGTTGATGGTGAGCCTGTTGGCTACGAAACAACTATCACATGTTACCCGGACGCAAGCGGCAACACACACTATGAGTATTTACTTGGTTAGTTAACGGAGGAAGTCACAGATGAAACATATTAAGTTAGAAAATGGTTTTGAACTCGATCTTGAAGACGACGTTCTTGACAACATGGAGCTCGTTGATGCTCTTGCAGAAATGAAGAGCGATGAGGACCCTATAGCGGTTAGCAAAGTCATTACGTTACTTCTTGGAAAAGATACCAAGAAAGCTCTTTATGATTTTGTTCGTACAGAAAGCGGCAGAGTACCGGTCGCAGAAGTCAGCAAGATGGTAACAGAGATTTTTGGAGCTTTTGGAGATGCGGGAAAAAACTGATGATGCTTGCCGCCGCGATCAGCGTCGGTGAGCAAGAGTTAATCTGTGACTTTGCCGAAACGTACCATATATTTAATTACAGGGAGCTGCCAGTTAAGACGCTGGCGGCTCTTTGTTTTGGTTTACGTGATGATTCAAGGATTAAATTAAAGATAGTGGGAGCAAAAGTTGATATAAAAACAATGCTTCTTGCAGGAATATATGATAGCCTTGCTTTTATCGCGTGGAGTAAGACAAAAGACGGTCAGAAGAACGTTAACAAGCCGAAGTCGGTATTGAAGTCTCTGACCGAAGATGACTCTCCTGAAAGCGACGTTGAAGCATTCGCAACAGGCGACGACTTTGACGCTGCCTTTAAGAGACTAACAGGAGGTGCGTGATGGCTACAGAATTAGCAAAGGCCTATGTGCAGGTAGTTCCGTCAGCGGAAGGTATTAAGGGGCGTCTTTCAAAGACTCTTGATCCTGAAGCTGAGTCTGCTGGAAAAAGCGCCGGTAAAAAGTCCGGGGCAAGCATAGGTTCAGCATTAAAGAAAGCTATAGTTGCAGCCGGAATTGGTTCTGCCATTAAAGCGGCAGTATCAGAAGGCGCAGCGCTTGAACAGAACATCGGCGGCATGGAAACGCTTTATAAAGACAATGCTGACACGATGATAAAATACGCAAATGAAGCCTATAAGACTGCGGGACTTTCAGCTAATGAGTATATGGAGACGGCGACAAGTTTCTCCGCATCACTTCTCTCATCAGTTGAAGGAGATACAGGCAAGGCGGCAGATGCGGCAAACCAGGCTATCATTGATATGTCTGATAACGCGAATAAGTTCGGAACAAGCATGGAGTCAATCCAAAATGCTTATCGAGGTTTCGCGAAACAAAATTATACTATGCTCGATAACCTCTCACTTGGCTATGGCGGAACAAAGTCGGAAATGCAGCGACTTCTTGCAGACGCTCAGAAGCTCACAGGGGTTAAATATGACATACAGAATCTTGATGACGTTTATGCTGCCATCCATGTTATTCAGACAGAACTTGGAGTCACAGGCACGACTTCAAAAGAAGCATCTGCCACAGTAAGCGGGTCCCTTGCTTCAATGAAGGGTGCTGCTATGAACCTTTTAGGAGTTATAGCGAGTGGCGGCGATGTCTCCCAGGCATTTAACAACCTGTTTGACACGGTGCTGAGTTTCGCAAACAACTTAGTTCCGATGGTGGCAAACGTTCTCTCAGGTATTCCGGCTCTGATAAGTACGGCTATTGACGCGCTTGTTAACGCTCTTGGTTCTAGCGTTACAAATGCGCCAGCTATCGTTGATTTTGCAGTTAATTTGATTAAGGGAGTTGCAAATTCTCTGATTACCGGATTGCCTTCTCTCTTATCTGCCTTAGTCAATCTTTTGGCTGAACTTGGTAAAGCAATCGTCAACTATGACTGGGCTTCCGTAATTTCAGAACTTGTAACAAATATAAAGACATCGTTGTCAACAGCTTCCTCACTGTTTGGAACTGATAACGATATCATCGGTAATATAGCAAACGGTATCTTCGCAGGTATTCCGAAAGCCCTTGAAGCTATCGGAGAAGTTGTTGCTCAGCTTTTGCAGTTCATTCTTAGCAAGGCTCCTGATCTGTTAGATCGTGGCTTCAAAATAGTTACATCTATTGGTCAAGGAATATTAAACAACCTTCCGGCGATAGTGGATTCAATGGGTAAGGTATTTAACAAGCTTTTCAGCGTGATTATGCAGAATTTACCGCAGATTCTTCAAAAAGGTATCGAGATCGTCACAAAGCTCGTTACTGGACTTTTAAGAGCTCTTCCGCAGATAGTGACTGCAGTTGCCAAGCTTATCGGACAGATGGTTAAAAGCTTCGTGTCCTATGACTGGTTAAAGGTTGGAAAAGATATCGTTAGCGGAGTCATCAAAGGTCTAAAAAGTATGGGCTCTGCGTTGTGGGACGCTATGAAAGCTATGGCAAAGAGTGCTTTTGATGGAGTGCTTGACTTCTTCAAAATCGGATCTCCGTCGAAGCTCATGGCTGATGAAGTCGGCTACTGGATTCCTCCAGGCATCGCAGAAGGTGTTGAAGGTAACCTTAACCCTTTAAACTCTGCTATGGATGATGTAGCGAAAACTTCGGTTACTTCGCTTAATTCCGACTTCGGAAAGACAACTTCGTCTCTTGCGGCTCCTGTTCCTACCAGCGGCAACAATGAGGAGATAGTTGACCTCATGAGCAAGTATCTTCCTATCATCGCTGAAAGATGCGGTGTAAAGCTCGACACAGACGCAAAGAAGATCTTCAACGTAGTAAGAGAAGAAGCAACTGAGTTCCGCGAAGTAACAGGCCGCGAAGCATTTGCATAGGAGGTTAATTCATGGCAGCAGAAATTTTTTTAATAGATCAGACAGACTGCTCAAAGAACGTTCTTGCTGATGGCTCCTATACAGTCAACCGCGAAGATGTTTATGAAGAATGGAAGGACGCAAACGAAAAGACAAGAAGGGAAATCACAAGAGCTGGCGGAAAAGTCGTCGGCTCCTTTGATATGTACTTTCCAACGTTGAAAGATTACGAAGACTTCCTTGATGTATTGGCAGCACACAAACAGGCAGACACGACTTACTTGATGACGCTTAAGCTTAACAACGAAAAAGCTCCGGCTACGTTTTACGGCTATATGAAATTCGCACCATCAAGAAAGCGTACTGATAAGTGGGCGGACCACATCACAAGATTTACAGTTCAGATAGAGGAGGCATAAGATGGATAATTACATACACAAAGATGCGTTTTATTCACTGGATATGCCGAAGCACTGGACGATTACGGCAAGCGGCGGAGCTGTCATTACAAACGCTGATATCGAAGCCGGGAGCATTGAAATTACAGAGCGCCTTTGCAGTGAACAGGATTTGACCTTCACTGCGGAGGCTTCTTCTTTTAGAGTCGTTATTCGTAATATATTTACGGAGCTTGTCGGTCAGACATTAACTGTTGATGTTCAGCTTGGAGACCTTCTTCCAGCGTTCAGAATGGGTACATACAAGGTCTACACGGATGAGCCTACTGCTGACAGAACTAAGCGTGAGGTCAAGGCTTACGATGTCCTGTATGAAGTTATCAACTCTGATGTTGCTAGTTGGTATAACGGATTAACTTTTCCGCTTACTATCGCACAGTACAGAGCAAGCTTCTTTAACCATTTCGGCATCACGGAACAGGCTGCAACCCTTGTCAACGATACTGAGACAGTTGAAAAGACTATAGCTCCGACAACTTTATCCGGTCGTGACGTTCTTGATCATATACTTCAGGCAAACGGAGTATTCGGTCATATTATGCGCGATAACACTTTTAAGTATATCGAGCTTGAAGAGATCATTGAAGGCCTTTATCCGAAAAACGACCTTTACCCAGCCGACGACCTTTACCCAGCAGATGCAAGCGGTGTTACTCCTCTTTCAACGTCTCACTACAAGACGGCGAAATATGAAAAGTACATCATTGAGCGCATTGACAAGCTTATCATCAGAGAAGCTGGCGGCGATGTTGGTCAGACTATCGGCTCCGGCAATAACGCTTATGTCATCGAAGGCAACGAGCTCTTTTTTGGAAAGTCTGCTGCTGATCTGACGCGAATGGGTACGAAGATCTACACAAATGCTCACAAGATTTGGTACAGGCCTTGCACGATAGAGGCTCAGGGCAATCCATGTTTTGAAGTCGGTGACGGAGTGAGAGCCTGGACAAAGTATGACCTTGTTTACGGCTATATTCTTACCAGGACAATCAAAGGAACCGGTGCTTTGTCTGATACATATTCCTGCGGCGGCAAAAAAGAAAGAAGCAAAAGCCTTAATTCAACATCAAGCCAGTTTGAGCAGTTAAAAAGCAAGACGCTTAAGGTTGAGCAGAGTGTTGACCAAGTATCGACCGAGTTAACAGAGCAGCTTGACGATACCGTACAAGGCTCCTACGCATATCAGACAGCGCAAGAGATCGGCTTAAAGGTAAGCAAGAGCAACATAGTAACCGACCTTGATAATGCTATGAGTAGCGGTATAGTCATTACTCCTACCAGCATTTCATTTAACAGTAGCGGAGCTCTTTTGATAAATACAAACAACGTGACAATGACTGAAAACACCTTTTCGTTTAAAGGGGAAATGACGGGTGGTAGCATTTCAGGCACATCGTTCACATCTAATGGGCCATATGGCTCTACGGTTATTGACGCAGGAAGAATAACCACAGATCAAATAATAAGTACCGGCGGTGGCTCAACCATGGAATTAATATCGACTGAATTAAAGTTTACAGCGGGCGGCTATACTACTCGCGTTAACGCGGGAGGCTTAGAGTTACCGGGATGCCCAAGACTCCGATCGATAAAAGCCGTAACAAGCGCAGAGGGTAACTTAAGAGTAGACATTGATCTTGGTGGAGTTACTTATCAGCTTCCTACAACAGATTGGGTTAGAACTTATCATTCTACACATTAAGGCGGTGAGACATGGAAGAATTAAGAGAGTCTTTAATTAATTTAATAAACTCGTCACAGTTGCCTTTAGATGCCAAGTATTATGTCTTGAAAGACGTATTTCGCGAGGTTGATAAGGTTTACTATGACGAGTTAAAGAAACTCAAAGAAAAGGAAGTGAGCGAAGATGAATAAAGCTTATAGCCGTATAAATTGGGAAAACTACCCGTCAACGGACACTCCGCTAAACGAGACTAACCTTAACCACATGGACTTGGCGGTAGATACCATTGACGATAGAGTTATAACCCTTGATACCACAAAGGCAGACGAAGCCGACTTACTGACTTGCGTAGCGTCAATATCGTTTAACTCTACAACGGGCATCATGACGATTACTTTAAAGAACGGCACTCAAGGAACAATCGACACAGGGCTTAGTAAGTTGGCTATCAACTTTGACTATGACGATGACCCAACAAGCCCACACTATCAGCAGATCGTAATGGAGATGAAAGACGGAACTTACAAGTACATCGACCTTTCAGCCCTTATCACACAGTACGAATTTACAAACTCTTCAACTATAGCGTGGACAATCGGCAATGACGGAACGGTTAGCGCAAGCGTTGTTGACGGAAGCATAACCGCAGCCAAGTTACAGCCTAACTATCTTGCGGATATAATCGTTGAAGTCGGCAAGGCACAGACCGCCGCTACAAACGCAAACACTGATTCTCTTGAAGCGGAAGGTTTTGCGGTTGGTGAACAGAACGGAGTCCCGGTTACAAGTGATTCTCCTTACTACCACAACAACGCGAAATACTATGCACAGCAATCAGGCGGTACAGCCCTTTCAGCTTTAACCGATGTTCAGCTATCAAGCCCAACAAACGGTCAGGCGCTTGTCTACGATGCGAATAGCGGCAAGTGGGTAAACGGTGAGGGCGGTATGCACATCATACAGATACCCGTTCCGACAGTAACAACCTACACATACACAGGCTCTATACAGACATTTCAGTTTGACAGCGTAGATACTCAGCATATCACTATTTCAGGAGATAGTCAGAGTCAGGCGGGAACTTACGTTGTAACCGCAACCTTAAAGAGTGCTAACGATGTATGGAGCGACTTAACAAACGCGCCTAAGGCCTTTTCGTGGACTATCAACAAGGCGCAGGGTTCATTCTCGCTTGATAGCCACTCAGTAGTAGTAAACAGCGGAACTCCAACCGCAACCGTTAACGTTTCCTCAATCGTAGGTGATGGAGCAATAACCGCGACATCAGCAGATGATAGTGTTGCAACCGCATCTTACTCCATGGGAGTAGTTACCATCACAGCCGTAGGTAATGGCTCAACAACCATCACCGTATCAATGGCGGAGAGCGCAAACTACTTAGGGGCAAGCGATACGATTTCTGCGGCAAGTAGTGCAAACATAACCGTCACTCTTACCCTTAACGGAGCAAAAGAGGACAACATCACCATTAAGGACTTAAACGACGTAACAGTAGGCACTTGTATCTTTGCTACAGGGCAGACAAGCGGAACGTGTCAGATTACTATTCCTGCGAACGGCGGCACATATAAGTTCATTTCAAGCGTAGCAAAAGCACTTGATGGAAGCGGCAATGACTATTCTAAAAATGTTACTTTAACGAATAGTTTGAGCCAAAGTGTTGACGTAATGCCTGATGTATTTTTGCTTTATTGGTACGGTAACGAAAAGGTTTCTTGGGTTGGAAGTGGCTACACAACAAATCATCCTTTGTACACTCTTAGTGGCGGTATTAAAGAAACTAACGATATGTATGTAACTACAACCGCAAGTAATACCATGAATTACTTCGGATTAGATGCTATGGTAAGTTTTAATGGATATACAAAACTTAAAGCCGCTCACGAAGGTACTTTTATCCGTGTTTGTGTAATGAGCGCTAAAAAGGTAGCTACTAACAACAACACAAGCGATAATCCAAACTTCATTGACTGGATATTATATGATGGCGAGTATTCCTCGTTCCAAATAAGGGAAATGGATATAACAAACTACAATAATAGCTATTACATTGAAATTCACTCACAGAACGCAGCTACACCAACAAGATACGGCAAACATTACGCTATTTGGCTTGAATAGGCTACACATGGGTTATTCATCAAAAATTATAAAAGCATCAATACTTCCGGTGTAGGTTTCACTGCCGTTGTATACTGTGGTTACATTAAGCGTTGACACTGATTCTTGTTGCGTCATTACTTGATTACTACTGTTACCAGTTCCAAAACCAAACGAGAGATACTTTGTTGATGCCTTAAAGGTTATATCTGACAAATCCATAAGAGTGCTTGTTATTACAGGGTTTACTCTAACAAGACCAACGGTTCTATCATCCCAATCAAACACTGATGGTGGGAAGGAAGCGTGTTGTGCAACAATTAGGCTGTTATTAGTTGTTCCCTTAGCATATATTTTAGTGTATTGACTCAAGTCTAATTCTTCGTCAATAGCCACACCATTTTGTGAGATGTATAACCCTTGCGTTGTTTGCTGGATTAACCATTTTACTTTTTGAGCAGAGATGTAATTTCCGTGCCATAACCCTTTGGCTTTATTCGGATATACATTAACTGTCTGCTGTAAACTGTTCGTTAAAGTAACACTTAACGCATAGTTTATCCACCAAAAATAAAATGAAAAGGAGAGTGATAAATTTGATATTCGATGAACTTGTAACAAGGGTTTTAAACCTTGAAGAACAGAACATCAACCTCGCTACACGTCAGAGCAATCGCTCCGCCGATGCCGATAGCGGTATATCCGAGGCAAAGGCTAAGACGGAAGAAGTAAAGCGTGAAAGCGAAAGCAATATGTCGGACGGATGGCAGCCTAACCGCATTTACACCACAGACGAATACGTTATATATACAAATGCACTTTGGGTTTGCCTGATTGACAATGATAACACACCACCGACAGACGGCTCACCATATTGGAAGAAAGTCAATATTGCTAAAGTGTTAAATGAGCTTGCGGCTCTTATCAAGAAAGGAGAATAAAAAGATGAGATACTATGTATTTGCAATTCAGTACAACAAGGATGCTCAGGCAGAGAATAGAACAGCGCCAAAGGCATACGATACAAGAAATCAGGCTATCGCTGAGTTTCACAGACAGCTTTCTCAGGACATGAACAACAAGACACTTGGATGGTCACTTTGTATGGTAGTCAATGACGCTATGGGCATCGAAGCAAAAGAGAAGTATGTAGCTGATGTAGAGGCTACAGAAAACACGCAGACACAGTAGGCATAACGGCTCTATCTTACGGGGTAGAGCCGTATTAAGGGGGCATTATCATGAAAGAAAGAATAGCTAAGTTAATTGATCTAAAATCCATCATCACTCTTTTACTTGTCGGTACGCTTGTCTTTCTTGTAGTGTACGTGGCGGTAACCGGCAAGGACTTAACGAGCGATATGTTTTTACTGTTCAGCAATATCATCACTATGGTAATTACTTACTTTTTCACTAAAAAATCCGACAAGGGGGATAACTAAATGGAGACAGCATTTGCCGTGGCATTAGTTAGCGCATCAGCATCTTTACTTGTTTGCCTGATTAACAATTATGTTTCCCTTAAAAAGAGCAAAGACGAGCAAAGGGAACATGACAAGGAGTTGCAGAAAGAGTTTGAGCGTCACGCACAGGAAATTCAGGCGATGCACTCTCAGGCGCTTGCGATTATGGAAGTGAAGATGGATGCGCTCACAACGTCAGTACAAAAGCATAACAACGTCATTGAGAGAGTTTATGCGCTTGAAAGAGACAAAGACGTTTTTTCAGAGCAAATCAAGGTTGCAAATCACAGAATACAAGACCTTGAAGATGCCGTAAAGGAAGTGAGTTAATGTTAACCACAAAAGATATGTACTACAGAAAGGCAAAGCAGCTTTCTTTTAACCCCAAAGAACGCGACAAGGAAAGCTGTGTTAAGTTTATCGTAATCCACAACACGGGTAATGACGGAGATACCGCAAAGAACAACGTTGATTATTTTGCAACGGGTAATCAGAGAGAAGCCGGGGTGCATTTCTTCGTAGACCAAAAAGGCTTAATCGGTAGGTCAATACCGATGAACCTAACCGCTTATGCCGTTGGGGATAGCGGCAAGGGAAACCTTAAAAACCTTGTGACAAACTATAACTCCGTCAGCATAGAGTTGTGCGACATAGTGACAAAAGAGCCATCAGAAGCGATGGTTAAAAGCGTCAGAGACTTAATCGCATACATTCAGAAGTATTGTCCTAACGCTAAAACCATTGTCAGGCACTACGATGTTACCGCCAAGACTTGTCCTAAAGCGATGGTGGATAACGACAAGTGGGGCAAATTTCTTAACCGCATCGGATATGTGCTTGTGGGGGTAAAGAAGTAGCTCCTGGACAGCTCAGATCTGAGCAGCCGACTAATCATATTTGATGAGTCGGAAAAGATGTTTTTGTTCGCCGTAAATTTTCACGGTAGCTAACGCGTAGCACACAAATGTCCTTGCAAATGCCTTAAAATACGTGGTGACTGTTTCTGTAGAAGAAGCCGCAAAGGCTGGCAAATTTTAATTGAAAAAGTACGAAAGCCCTTACAGATTGCGGTCTGTAGGGGCTTTTCTTTCGTTTAGGGGAAACGTTTAAAACGGCTTAAAATCATCTAAAAATATCGAGGTAGCACACACGTAGCACACACGTAGCACACAAATTACTTTTAAAATTTACTGCCTCAGATCAGGCAGCTTCTCCATCTCTTGCCGGAGCTCTTCCAAGGTCCGGTGCGTATAAACTTTTTCGGTGACATCTCTGACAGCATGGCCGACGATCCGCTTAAGGATGTATTCATTCATTCCAGCTTCTTTTGCGAGAGTGATAAACGTGTGCCTGGTATCGTGCATGGTATGTTTTGCGCCAAGATACTCACACACAGACTTGAACCTGTTCCTGTATGAGTTGTACGTTGTCTGAATGCCTCTATCATCGCAAAAAAGATATTCAGCGTTAATTTGCCTAGCGAAATCATAACGGCTCTGTATGAGGCTCACAATCGCTCTGTGAATAGGTACGATCCTGTTACGACCTGCATCAGTTTTTAGTCCGCCCTTTATCGTCAGCTCGTTAAGATCTATGTCAGATAGCTTAATCTCACAAAGCTCTGACGGACGAAAGCCTGTGTATGTTCCCACAAGCACCATATCGCCCCATTTAGGCATTTTACTAAACAGGGTGAGTATTTCTTCATGTGAGAAGTTAACACGCTTTATTTGAGGCTCTGTGCGTTTAGGAGAGTAGCACAGCGAAGCGTAATCCTTGTCAACCAGTTCGTGCTTCATGGCGTATTTGTACATAAGGTTATACATGCTCTTGATACGTTCAGCGATGTTAGTTGACGGAGCTTCCCTCATGCAGCCTTCAAGGTGACTTACTCGCAGATCTTTAACCTTCATGCCGTGGATCTGCGTCGTATAAGAGAAGGCGCTTTTGATAGTCCTGGTAGATGATGCCGCTATCGTCTCAAAGTATTCACTTGACCACTTTTCGTATAGTTCCGCAAAAGTTATGCCGCCGTCAAGATCGTATGGGTTAGCGGAGTAAGCAGCAAGCGCTTCCAAGGCTTCTTTTCGGCTCCTGTAATATCCAACAGTAAGTCGCTTTTGCTTTGCTTCTCCGTTAATTATCTCCCATCCGGCAGTGACAGCAGCCCTATACGGATTCCGTCTTGCTCCGGACAGCTTGTAAACGGTTCCGAATCCATTGGGGTTCTTCATCTAATTTACCTTCTTCTTTTAATCTTAAAATACAGTAGTTTTCCATGAAATGTTGCTCTATTTCGCTTGCTTCCCGGTATGCCTTCAGGAGCAGTTCTTCTTTTTCACTAAGTTTCATCAAGATCAGCTCCTTTGCATAGACCCATCATGTAAGCAAGAAGCTTCTTCCTTTTTTCTTCCGGCATCTCGCGATATTTGTCTACCAGATAGCCTTCTTCGGGGGAGTTCGATACTCGCGGAAACATAGTGTAGTCGTAGCCGGATTTAGTAGAGGCTTCGTCAATCTCTTTTTGAACGGCATTAGTCATAACGTGTGCAGCCTTGAGATCGTTTTTCGCTCTCAACCCTTTTAGGTTACGCGTCAATGCATGTATCTCCGGGGTTATTTTTTGATTGATATACACGGAATCGTTTATTTGCTTAATGACATAGCCGTCTTTTACGTCAAACCCCATGAGATAGAGTGGATCTACCCCCAGTACCTCAGCCATTTTCGCGGCGCTTATATTAGAAGGAGCATGTCTTCCTGTAGCGTAGTGACTAATAGATGACTCCTTAACACCTGAGCGTTCTGCGAGTTCTCTTTGTGAAATGTTAGCATCAGACATAGCCTTGACAAGCCGTCTTGCAGTTTGTTCGTTGTCACTCATTTTAAAGCCCTCCTTTCAAGTGCATTTTAGCACAACTTTAACCGAAAAGCAAAGCCATGTTTAAAATTATTTAAAAAAACTTTAAAAAGTGTATTGACTTTAACTATAACTAATGCTAAAGTTAAACATGTGG